AAGTATTGATGGACTCGGAATTGGTTTTAATGATCCGACTGATTGGATCTCAACCGGCAACTACGCACTAAACTATCTTATCTCAGGGGACTTCTTCAAAGGAGTCCCTTTGGGAAAAGTTACAGTGTTTGCTGGAGAATCAGGTGCAGGTAAGAGTTACATATGTTCTGGTAACATTATTAAACACGCACAAGAACAAGGTATTTTTGTAATCTTAGTTGACTCAGAAAATGCGTTGGATGAAAAATGGTTGCTGGATCTTGGTGTTGATACTACCGCAGAAAAACTGTTAAAACTCAACATGGCTATGATTGATGATGTGGCTAAGACCATCCATGAGTTTATGGGTGAGTATAAAACTATGCCTCTAGAAGATCGTCCAAAAGTGTTATTTGTTATTGACAGTTTGGGCATGTTGTTAACTCCGACTGATGTAAATCAGTTTGAAGCAAGTGACTTAAAAGGTGATATGGGCCGTAAACCTAAAGCACTGACAGCACTAGTCCGTAACTGTGTAAACATGTTTGGTAGCTTCAATGTGGGCATGGTATGTACCAATCACACATACGCAAGTCAGGATATGTTTGATCCAGATGATAAGATTTCAGGCGGTCAAGGATTCGTATATGCGTCTAGTATCGTTGTTGCTATGAAAAAACTCAAACTTAAAGAGGATGAGGACGGTAACAAAGTTAGTGATGTATTAGGTATCCGTTCAGCTTGTAAAATTATGAAAACTCGGTATGCTAAACCGTTCGAAACTGTACAGGTTAAAATTCCATATTCAACTGGAATGGCTCCTACATCTGGATTGGTTGACATGTTCGAGAAAATGGGTATATTATCTAAAGTAGGGAACAAACTTGCTTATACAAGTAAATCAACAGGCGAGATCATTGCAGAGTTCCGTAAAAATTGGACTGAAGATAAACTCAGACAAATTATGGATGAGTGGGATCACGCAGTCGCAGTTAATTTAACAACAACTGTAGAGGACACAGAGGAAGCATAATGGAAGAATCATTAATTATAGAAATCTGGGATACATTCAAAGAATATGTTCCAGAAAAAAATCGTGAAACAGCCGCAAGTCATTACTTAGATTTTTTAACAGGTAGAGATGTTGAAATGTCTGTATTAGAAGGGTTAATGGGATATGATCCTCATTTAGATTCAGCTATTGAACTAGTAGTTGGAGAGAATGAAGACCTTGAAGAAGACGACGAAGACTACGAAGACGAAGACGAGGATTATTGATGTCTTGGTATGCTAAAGTCAGCAAAGACCTAGCACATCTTCCAAACTGTCTTACGCACTTTTATGATGAATTAGAAGATGCTAGGCTTGAAGTTAGGGTACATGGCAATGTAGAAAAAGCATCAGCTTCATTGCCAGGTATTGTAGAGCAAAGATTCAACCAGCTTCAAGAAATTGAAGCTGTGTTGGAATATCTTAACATCGAATTAAGAAGAGTTAGATCAAAAGCATTTCGTAAATACCTAGAAAATTATCAACGAGCCCTAAGTAGCAGAGATTGTGAAAAATATGTGGACGGAGAGGCTGATGTTGTTGATATGGAAAAGATTATTAACGAATTTGCCATGTTAAGAAATCAGTGGTTGGGTATCATCAAAGCATTAGACATTAAACAATGGCAACTTTCTAATATTATTAAACTTAGAGCCGCGGGGCTTGAAGATATCAGTCTATGACAATTTATATTGAAGATTTGATTCATCGATCAGTAGTCGGTATGAATTCTATTGATCATCGATCTACTAGTATGCTAGAAAGTTTTAATGAGCAAAACAATAAAGGGACCGGGCTAACTGAAAAACAGAGAGCCGCGGCCATTAGGATTTTAACTCGTCACAAAGTAGACGTATCAAAATCATTAGGTACAGATATTAGCTCAATTTTAGAAAATCCACAATATCGACTACCCTTAAGAGAAATTAAAGTGGTCCGGCAGGTATCGATTATCTCATACAAAGATCAAGGACGAGCCATTAAGGTAGAATTTCCTTATGATGAGGAAAAAATTAAAAGTATTCGAGAATATAAAAAACATAGTTTACAGGCCTTTTGGGATCCAGAGAACAAATATTGGATTTTTGCCCTAGAAGAAGAAAATATTAAATTTTTAGTGAAGTTTTGCGAAAACCAAGAATTTAAGTTTGACGAAGAATTTACAGAATACAAAAAAAATATTCTAGATATCATCGAAAATATGCACAATCATGTACCTATGCTAGTGGCAGATCGAGATGTGCCAAAAATTGTAAATTCTCCTAAAAATTTGCCAATTTTAACCTCAAAAGATGTCTTATCGGCTGTGTTTGAGGCAAGAAACCTAGGGATTTTAACCTGGGACGAAAATGTAAATCAACATAAATCAATACAGGAACTTCCAGAGCCTATCAAAGAGTTCTTGACAAATGACTACGATCATGTAACACTAATAGATAGTCAAAAAACCTCAATTGACTGTCTAAAATACCTCTTTAGATACATGAGTCCATGCCTTGTAATTATTCCAGGCGGAAGTGAATATGAAAAAATATCCATGGCTTATGATTTTTTAATTGGGTGTGGTATTAAGAATTATGAAATGAGTACCATGTTTAGGCTACCAACAGAAACTGGTGGAAATTTCAATAATTTTATCAAAATTAACGAATTAAACGGTCCTATTACAAGTGACACTAAAATTGTTTTTGTTAGTACCAAGTTACCTAAAAGTGTATTGAAAAGTAAAATAAATTTTAACTGTGTCGTGAACATGGGAACACATTCAGCACATCATACAATTAAAGAATTTGCCAAAAATCATGAAAATTTAGTAATTTTTTCAGAAATTAACAAATTCAAAAACATAAAGGATCGCATGGAATGGCAACTGCACGGGTTGTAATCAAAGACGAAGTCAACGTACATATCAAAGATTTAGATCTTGATACACGTAAGGCTTTAGTCAAAAAATTCAAATACGAAGACCCCACTGCTCGCTTCCGCCCGGCTTATAAATTAGGTCGTTGGGACGGTACTATTAGTTTTTTTGGGCTTGGTGGAACTACCTATCTGAGTATGCTACCCCAGGTACTTGAGTACCTCGAAAGTAAAAATTATTACATAGAAGTTGAAGATCTACGTAATCCAATTTCTTTAGATTTTCCTGAAATTTCCTCAGATTTTTGGGGTGATGCAACATGGCCTAAAGGGCATAGATTTGCAGGCGAACCAATACGTTTACGAGACGATCAAGTTGAGGTTGTTAATATATTCTTAAAAAATCCACAGTGTATGCAGGAGATTGCCACAGGATTTGGTAAAACTATTACCACTGCAACTCTAAGTAAAATCTGTGAAAAATATGGTCGATCAATAACCATCGTTCCAAACAAAGATCTTGTCACTCAAACTGAAGAAGATTTCATTAACTGCGGATTAGACGTAGGTGTCTATTACGGAGACAGAAAAGATCTAGGAAGAACCCACACAATTTGTACTTGGCAAAGTTTGAATATTTTAGACAAAAAATCACTCAATGCTGGTGATGAAGAAGAACTACTAACCTTGGCAGAAATGTTAGAAGGTGTACAGACTGTAATGGTTGACGAGGTCCATATGGCCAAAGCCGATGTACTTAAAAAATTATTAACACATAATCTAGCCAATGCTCCTATTCGTTGGGGGTTGACTGGAACTATACCTAAAGCAGACCACGAATATCAAGCTCTACGTGCCAGCTTAGGGGATGTTGTTAATCGTATTAAGACACACGAATTACAAGAAGCAGGTGTGTTGAGTAACTGTCAGGTAAAGATTGTACAGACAGCAGAGTGGAAAGAATTTGGTAGTTACGCTGAAGAATTAAAGTACTTGGTTACAGATGAAGATCGTATAGGCTATATTGGTAATATGATTAAAAACATCGGCGAAAGCGGTAATACATTAGTTTTGGTAAACAGAATTGATAGTGGAAAAATGTTAATTGAGCTTATACCAGACTCAGTGTTTATCAGCGGAGAAGTAAAAGGATCAAAACGTAAAGAGGAGTACAAAGAACATGCAACTAGCGATAAAAGAATTACTATCGCGACCTACGGTGTCGCGGCTGTTGGTATTAATATTCCTAGG